ACCGTCGACGGTGGAGTGACTGAAAAGTCTCCCGCATCGGTTGTTCCGTGAGCAACGTAATATTTCGCACTAACACCATCTTGAATGTTAGTGCCACTTATAGTAAATGTAGCGGTTTCTCCCTCAGTCAATCCCACTTCGTCCACAGTAACGGTGAACGTGGCATCTTGACTTCTAAGTTGAATTACTTTAGTGTCCGACAATTGATCAGGCCCGAAAGATCCACCATCCCCGATAGCTAAGGTGTTCATACTATAAGTCATATTAGCACTGTCAAAGGTATCAGTAATCGATGTTCCGGACAGAGTGTAGTTTGCATCGGTACCGGTGATTTCAAATTCTCCGGATGTGGTCTGAACTCGTGTGTCGCCACCATTGTTAATTGTATATTCTATTGTTTCACCGACAGTCGTAGCATCAACCTGTAATCGAACTACGATATCATCACCCTCAGTAACCAAAAGATCATAAGTTATGTCATCTGGATTGCCGAAGTTGAACGTTGGGGTGACATTATTAATGTCAACGAAACAACTATCTTTAACAATTCCGCTCGGCGTCAACACACCAAAACTAACTCTTTCCACACCTTCTGCGGGCGAGTGATTATCTACCTTTGTTTGTAGAGTGAATGTTCCGGCACTGTTTGTAATAGGTACAGTCGTATCGGTTGTTGGGAAACTTATAAAATCATCTTCGTCAGCGGAGTCCGTACCCTGTGCTGCAGAACCGGTTGCATAGGTTCGGACAACAACATTCGTATTTCCGTTGTTAGGAACATCAGTGCCTGTTATGCGAAGAGTGATCAAATCACCTTCATCAACTTCTGAGTCACCTACGATTGGATTAATTACATAAGAAGAGACAACGTCTGTTAATGAGACAAGAAGGTATGGCACATTCATCGACAATACATTCGGAATTTCACGTCCTTCGGGATCTTCAAAATAAACGCGGAAAGCTTCTGTACCCTCTGTTTCATCTACATCTAAAACCGTTGGTATAGTGATAGATGCTTTAACAGTTCCACCATCGTCAGCCATTAATACCTGACGCTTGTTGTCCTCATCGGGAAAATCACCAGAAAACGCAAAATCAGACGAATCTGTTGTGAGATTTTCAATATACCATGAGAATATCCCAGTATCGTTAGGTACATTTGTTCCAAGAAGATTTATTGTAAAGGTAACGCCTTCCTCACTTGAACCAGTATTGTTTTGATAAAGATATGATGGCGTGGTTCTTGTCTCAACAACCTCATCAGAATCTTCTGATAACAAAGACTCTAACACCTTATCCTGTACCAATAATGCTGAACCTAGATACATTCCTGCGGGATGAACAAACAATTTAAACAGTTCTCCCCACTTCGTGACTGGAACTTCTGTTCGAACTAGGTAAGCAAATGTTTGATAGAGTTTATCGTCTGTGAGATAACGAAGAGAGTTAACTCCTATTGTAGACGCTTCCTCTCCAACGATGAACACATTTTCTTTAGTTTGTGTGACTTCAGCATCGAGATTGTAAAAGGATCTAAAGAACCACTGAATGGCAAATAAGGTTCCCTTTGCTCTGAATAACGTACTTGAGAAATTCGCAGCGGCACGTTTTGCTGCGTCACCAGTCGCAAAACTCTCGAAGTATGAGTCACCCAAAAGTAATTCATCTTCGATATACGACAATAACTCAATATCTGTTTCGGTGATGTCTCGCGTTGCAAACAGATGATGAAGAAGTTCTGTCGCCTTCTCTTCATTCTGAAATTCGTAATAGAATTTCAATAGACTGATAAATTTTGGATACGACGCTTGAAAGTGTTCTGGTAAAACCAGTTCAACTTGATCGGGTTGTAAACGTAGATTCCTACGTTTTTTATCCAAAAAATTATTATGCATCTATATTATGGCCAAGTAGAAATTGCGACTCGTTTCCATGTGTCAGTCGTAGTACATATGTATATGTAGTCTGCGTCCCAAGCAATTTCACCTGTTTTTCCGGTATCACTTGCACTTGAGGGGACACGTGGTGTTGTTACTCGCAGTAAGTCAGTTCGCGCAAATCCAGTGATGTCGAATCCAGAATCAAACGTCTTTCCTTTGAGATCGGCAGAACCACCACCATTATAGAAAAGTCGTGTCTCACCAGTAGATGTTTGACAATTTAAAAAATTTAAACCATTCGTCTTGTCTCTGAGTATAATACCCGCACCGTTCGAACGTATGATAAGAGAACCTGCACCACCTTCATCCAAATAGGTGTTACTTCCATCGTGATAAAATTGTCCGTCACCAGCATCACCAACACGTAATTTATTGTCATCACCCAAAGAGAGATTGCTGGATACTGATATTCCAGAACCATCTAAATTTCCCATTGTATTGATGTCAAGACCACCAACCTTTAACGTGGTACCTGTACCACCATCAATAGTCAACTCACTTGCAGATGTGCTAATTTCATCAATAGACAATGTTCCAACACTCAGTGTACCGGTCGCATCGATGTCACCACCAACCGACAAATTGTTAACAACCTGAAATGGCCCATTAACTTTTGCACCGGTATCAGAGTCAACAACATTCGTGGGCAAATTACCAAAAAGGTTGCTCACCGTGATCTGTTTAGTTGTTGACACACTGACATCATTGATGACCAATACATCACTGTCGGCCGGTGTAGTGGCAAGTTCTCCTAATTGTGATATCTTAATATCAGCCATTTATTATGCTCCTGTTCCACCATTTAAGGATTTAACCAATGTCGCGCGACGATCGATTGCATCACCTATTGTGGTGGGTGCTGTACCGTTCCAGTCGCCTGGAGTTGTGGCAGTGTATGAAACGTCACCAACCGTCACTACACCGTCACTGGGATTAAAGGTGAAATTTGTATTTGTGTTGATGTCATCGGGAGCTGCATCCAAGACATTACCAAAATGCATGTAATATGTTGCGTCGTCGCTTTTCTCAACCACATCAACACCACCTGCTGAAGTCGCAGTCAACGCATCCACATTCGTTACCGAAGAACCGTCTCCGCTAAAGTTCGATGCAAATAAAGTTTCACTGGTGGCGTTGTATGTCAAGTTTAAATCAAACTTGGCGCTGTCCGCACCCAATCGATTGTCTTCTCTCATAATCAGATAGAGAGCACCGGTGGTCGCACTATCAGCAACTAAATTGAAAGAACTGGTCGAAAGTGTTGCAGTGGTTGCACTATCCGCACCGGTTGCTTTTGTTGAAAGAATATTTGAACTTGGGTTATAAGTTAACTGGTTATCAACTTCTACTGAGTCAGCACCAACTGCACCAACAAGTGGAACGAGGAAGGAAGCGTCTGCGTCACCAGCTGATTTCGTATTGATCTGTTTTGCGATTACACCTGCACCAGAAGTACCAGCGATATCATTTTGATTTGTCCATTTAGCACCGTCATATTTCAATACTTGACCTGTAACCAAACCTGTAAAATTATCGTCGATATCATTGATTGAACTGAGGTTGAAGTTTGCGGAATCAGCAACAAGAGCACGATCCGCAGTTCCTTCAAAACCACCAGCTGCTTTTATTCTATTTGAAATGGGATTACAGGATAAGGCACCGTCTGCTTGAACAGAATCATATACTGCTGGAGATCCATTAGTACGAGCAAACAAAAGGAAATGACCAAAATCGTTGGTCGAACTAGCACCTATTTGAAGTTCATTTGCTTTTTGTGCTGCACCTGACGCCAACAACGCTCTGTGAGATATTACCTTCGTTGTACCGTCGACGCCTACACTCTCATCAACAATGACCAACTTATCGTCTGAGTCGGCACTGGTTAGAGTGTCTAAATCTGTTATCTTTACGCCTGCCATTTATTCTTCCTCAAGAATTCGTATCTTTATTTATACGCTGTTGTTATAGGTTATGATTACAGTCTCTTCTGTACCACCAGTTGGTGTAACACCGTATGTCACTGTATCTGTTCCTGCAAATTGCGGATCATATGTCACAAGACCATTTGCGCTGATTATAGCATTACCCAGTGAACCATTACTTACAATCCTGTACGTTGGACTTGTGAATGGGTCATTACCAGAAAAATCTCTAATATCTGCAACACCAACAGTTAATGCAAATGGCCCAAGTGATAATGACGTGACATCTTGCACAGCGTTGACCGTGACATTAACCGTCTTTTCGATTTTGCTTGGAGTAGCGGAATCCCCATATAAAAGTTCTAGTTTAAATTCGTCGATTCCGTTAAAGTTTGCATTCGGAGTATATGTATGTGTCCCTTGTGCAACGACGATTCCGCTTGCAGAAACCAATCGTTTAGTGTATGATACACTTACCTCACCATTTGTTGCAGAGTCACTGAGTTGTAAACCATGAGTTGTGAGAGGTACATTGTACATCTGAAAATCTGTGGTTATTGCAACATCTTCGTTCGTCGTTGCTATAAGACCCTCTGTTACCTGAGCAGCACTGTCTCGTGTCTGAAATAGAACATTTCCGTTAAGGTCAGCGTTGGTGATATCATACGACGTAATTACTGGTTGTGGTGTACTCGTTGACTTGTACATCATCACTTTCATTTCGAAATCAAGTGTGTAGATTACTGTTCTTCGTGATTCGAGTGGTGCTTCATAATCATCAGAGAACGTGATTCCCTGCATTGTGATTGGGGTGTCCTCTTTGATTCCCTCAAAATCACCTAGTGGTTTGGTAGTCAATGTATATGCTGGAGTGAAGTAGGGTAAAATCTGTTCTACAATTTGTAGTGCATCATCCTGACCCCTCGCATAGACATTCAACTGAAAATTTATATTATACGGTACGGGTGTATAAATCTCAGTTGCATTGCCAAAGGTTGATGGTATACGACAACTGTTTGTTTTTGGTAACTGTCTTTGTACATCATAGTTCATCGCCACAATCTCAAACGACATACGTGGTAGTTTGACTGCGATCTGACGTTCTGCATTCTCTCCGTCAGCCATTGCGTCGAGTCGAGCAATAAAGTCTCTTTTGGGTGCATACGATAGAGGCACTTTGACTTGACTTACTCCACCGCCACTGGTGTTCTTTCTAACAATCTTTATGTTATTAAAAAGAGAACCAAAGACTGCGACGGCAGTTCGTATTCGTTGATGATAAAAGTGACCGCCAAACATTATTGTGGATCTCCAAACGGATTACTCTCTGAGAAGTCTACGAAACCATCTCCAATCGTGTCGAAGTCTGCATTCTGTGTACTCTCCTGTAAGTCTTCTCCAACCTGAGTTGGTGTGACCGACTCACCATTGGTAAGACCTTCAATTGGTGCCGCCGTTGTCCAATCATGGTAGTTTCCGTCTGTAGCAGCAGAGTGTGCGAGATAGAGAAGACCATTTGGTTCGTCGTATTTGACCACTTCACCGTTGATGGTAAAGGTTGAATTGACTTGACGAACCTCTTCACCCTCATCAAAGGATAGACTTGATCCAACAGTAAGAACATTCTGATAGGCGTGATTCTTCTCGACCACATCGATTGTATCGACACCAGTATCAAAGTCTTCGTCGTTGTACTCGAACAACTCGCAACGCATCTTGAAAATGGGTAGGTTCTTTAACTGATAGAAGGGTTGCTCAGTATCTACTTTTTGTATCTGAAACATAGAACCCGACAAAGGTAGATAGATTAGATCACCTTCACGGGGACGATAGAAAGGTGTGTCCTCTTCATTTTCATAAAGAGATACAGTGTTGTGCCATCTTCGTCGCGCAACTACGAATGTTGCTGCATCTCTAATCTCTACTCCAAACTTGGTGAACAGATCACCCTCACCATCGAATCCATCGACATTCTCGATGTACATTTCGATGCGATATGCGTTATCAAAACGAGACACAGAATCATCCTGAAAGATTCCATCTCGATTGACAATTTCACGAGGAATATAATACACGTCCTGACCATACGTCTTCAAGGATTCAATTACGATATCCTCATAGAGCGTTTGTTCGTTCAGCGTTCCTTGTGTGAAATAAAGATTAGTGGCCATTCATTACCCCATAAAGAAATCAACTGGACGTTCATATTCGAGTCTCAGTTTTTCTTCTAGTCTTTGCATTTCTTGTGTGGCGTCATCATAAAGCTGTCGACCGTTCATGGTCACTCCGCCTGGAAGTTGCATTCCATCGAACTTGATTAGATTCGCACCCCATTGCTGTTTAATGCATTGTGTGGTATAATCTCTCAAGAAAATGTCATTCCATATCTCAGAAGTGTTGACTTCTTGATACGCTTCCATTATAATATACTCTCCTACAAGAACATCTTCATCTTCAAAGTTTCCATGTAGGTATAATCGTTGTTCGTTTCTTGAGAAAGTGATAAGTGGTTCGCCGGTAAGAACACGATCAAGAAAATCGAGATACTGTTCTAATTGATAATAGTATGACATACCACCAGCAAACTGCATAAAGTCTGCCAAACTATTCAACATCAATTGATATCGAATGTCAAACATATTGACATTAGAATACGTTGGATTTAGAGGAAACACCTTTGTGATATATGGAATGTCCGCCGAAATAGGAACATAACCATTATCAATATCTGTTTGAGTTACTTGATGTTTTAAAAACACTCTAACCAAAGCGTCGTCATGAAACTCGCGATATATTGACAGCGCATCGTCCACACGATCTTCTACCTGATCTGTGTCGACATTGATCTCAATCACCGGTTGTCCTAATCTTCTAAGACAATAGTCAATCAATGTTTGTCTTGAACTTGGCAATGCCATGAATTTTCTCCAATAAAGTTTCTTACTCTATTTATGCACCCCAGAGAACTAACCCTGCGGAATCATAGATGATAAGTTGAATATTGTTTGTGTCAAAGAAACCAACCGATGCTTTGACAGAGTCAGCGGTCAGTGATGCATCACGAATCAATACATCTCTGTCGGTACTGTCACCACGTTCTGTGACTGTTTGTAACGTTTCCTGTACAGTTGCATCTAATGATGCAAACTCTCGAACAGCAACACTGTCATTTCCAGTCAAGACCAATACATTTGTGGTCGTGTTGTCTGTTGGTAGATTATTAATCGTGAGACCCTGTTTTAACAAAATAGCACGATCTGTAGAGTCACCTCGTTCTGTAACTGTTTGTAATGTGTCTTCACCAACACCCGCTTCATCAGCAAGTTGTGCGAATGAACGAATACCGATTGAATCTGTGTTCAGATTCAATACTAGAAGTTGATCTGTTGTTGGGTCGCTATCAAGATTAGTTATCGATAGACCAGCAATTGTCAAGAATCTATTTGTGCTGTCCCCACGAGTAGTGACTGTCTGTAATGTTTCATTTGCAAGCAGATCTTCGGAACCACGAATACCCACACTGTCAGTCAAAAGATTGAGAACAAGAACCTGATTGGTTGTGGGATCACTGTCTGCAATCGTAATCGACAGTCCGCCAGCGACAAATCTGTCACCCTGTTGCACCAGATCAGCATCTTCAGCCAGATCTTGGAATGACCGAATTCCTACACTGTCAGTGTCTAAGTTGAGAACAAGAACCTGATTTGTATCACTGTCACTATCTGCGACCGTAATAGAAAGACCACCGGCAACAATACGATCACCTTGAGTAATCAGATTTGCTTCGTCCGCCAAGTCTTGGAACGATCTCTTTCCTACCGAATCAGTATCAAGATCAACAACCAACACTTGGTTAGTATTCGGATCACTATCGGTCTGTAAAGATAACCCACTAGCATCGATTCGGTCACCCTGTTTGATTAGACCAAGGTCATCAGCTAATGATTCAAATGATCTCTTTCCTACGGAGTCTGTCTGAAGGTCAATCGTAAGAACTGTTAAATCATCAGAACTATCCGCAACTAGGGTCAAACCTCCAGCATCGATGCGATCACCTTGACGAATCAGATCCGCCTCATCTGCAAGATCACCAAATGAACGAATCCCTACACTATCAGTGTTTAGGTTAAGAACTAGAATCTGATTAGTATCAGAATCAGAGTCTGCCACCGTAATTGA